ATACATGATCTATTTTATCATCATGCCCTGCTGCTAATGTTACTTGTGGTAATGGTATAGCTCGAAAACGAACTGGTTGCGTTGCATCGCCTTCTTCTACCATCATTACTCCTGTACCTAAAGCTATATCTAAAAAAGTTTCATGTACTTCTTGAGCAAAATTTGAGTTTTGTAATATTTCAAATATGTATTCTGTTACTTCATCTAATGATTGATTAACTTCTTTTACTTGATCTTTTGGTATTTCTGAACCTGCAACTAAATCTGCCCATCTTGCATAATTTGGCACAATTCCTGCTTGTAATCTTGATGCAAATTCTTGTACACCTACTACAGCTGTTTCGTCAAATATACGATCTGATCTTCTTCGGCCTATTGATTCATGATAAAAAGATTCTCTTTGTGGTAATGCATACTCATAGCATTCTTCAAAAGTAGGAAGCCATTGATCTTTAATAGATAATGCATGACGGTATCTAGCTAATAATTTTTTAACAGGATCTTCAATGTTCTGCACATTGACATCTTGGGCGTAATCGATTGCCAATTTATACTCCTAAACTGCCTTTACTCATTACAGGTGTATTACGAAAACCTGAACCACCAGCAGAACCTGTTAATAAAGTTCTTCTACCTCTCCCTCTTACTGAACCTACTCGTCTTTCATATTGTTGCTCTCTAAGATCAGCTTTTCGTTTAGCTTCTCTTCTTTCAGCTGCTTCATCTCTTCTGACTTGAACGGCTGGAGTTGCAGGTGATCCACCTCCAATAATACTACTGCACATTATCTTCTCCTATATGGTCTAGGTTTAACATCAAAGACATTAAAATTTCTCTTTGCTACGATAGGTTTAACACGACTTGCTCCGAATGTCAAAGTCCTTCCTTCACCTGCTCCTAGCATTAAATACTGTAATGCATCATGCACATGTGAAAATCTATTCTTGTTTGGCTTTTCATCATAGCGTTCACCAGATACTTGTAATCTTTTATAATGATAACCACCTGTAAATCCTTTGATTAGATTCATACATTTCTTATCAATTAAGATTCCTGTTTCTCCATCTACCATACGAGTAAGCGTTGCATTAACACTTTCAAGCCTGACTAATACATCATTACTTGGTGCTGGTCTACATTGTAAACCTTTACCACGCATAATCTGAAATGGAGTAGATTCATCAGTTTGTACTCTATGATCTCCTGCTGGATCGCCAAAAATGTAATAACTTTTACTTTGATACAATGCTAGTTGCTGTTTTAGAATATCTGAAAATTTTACAATACCCATATCTTCTGCAACTAATTCATCAAAGATAACCCAACGATGACGCACTTTTTGTCCAAATACAGCTGCTGGTGTCAATCCAAAATCAATACCAATATATATTGGCAAATGTGGTGAAACAGCAAGTTCTCCTTTTGCTACATGCACATCATGTCTAAACTCTTCATAAACAGGTTTACCATCTTCAACTAAGCCTAATTTATTAAGTACATAGACATCAATCCAGGATTTAGTTTTACCACGAATAATATTACGATAATAATTAGGTGTTAAGTTTTTAATGTTCTCTGCTTCTTGACTTTGTTCATAACCTTCAATCTCTTTACTTTTATTGCGTATTTCATACATTGCAGGAGGTTGATTAAAAAACTTCCAGTTATCAGGTTTAACTAACATCTTTGCTTCTTGTTTAGTAATGTAGTCAGGCAATACAGTTTCACCTGCTAGGATTGGCCACCAATGTTCTGAATCAGGTGCGTTAGTATCACATATCACGCCATACCAAGTTGCTCCACCATCACGCATACTTGGATAACGACCTACCCTCATCGTACACGCATCAACAATAGACTTAGGTATTTCTCTCGCTTCGTTAACCCATACTCCTGTAAGTTCTAATGATAGAAGTTTCTTAACATCTTCTGGTCTATCCAATGCTAAAAAGATAACTTCTAAATCTATTTCACCTTTTTTGATATGATGCGTAAAAGGTACTGACCAATGAAACTTACCCCACTCTTCTTCTGGAAACCAGTCTAGCCAAGTTTTAATCGTGGTTGTTTTGAGTTGTGGATTAGTATTACGAATAACTGCCCACCTGGATTTACGCACTCCTTCAGCATTCGGTTCTTGTTGTAATGCTCTTCTAAGAATCTCAATACAGCAAGAAACTGACTTGCCACTACCAACTGGCCCACGCAATCCACGAAAGAAAGAATCATCTTTCATAAATTGTGATGTCGTTTTACCTGGTGATTTATAATTCAGAGATCCCATGATTGACTGCTAGTTCATATAGTTTTTCTAAAGTTTGTGGAGTTATTTTATCTAATATTTTATCAGCTTCCATATCCGTACAAAATTCTTTAGGATATTCTTTCATGTGAGATATCTTAACTACATTCCTAAGCATCTGCCATTGTGAATGATTATATTTATTTCTTGTCATTCTTCATTTTTGCCTTTGTTTTTAAATGCTTAACTAATATTCTTTTCTGCACATTACTTGCTAATTCTTTAAAATGAAATAATTGTTTACTATCTTTACTATGACTAGCTCCACTATGTAACTGACCATTCATCTTATGAGTTTCACCTGTAAATAATGTGCCATTTTTAAAATAATGTGGTACGCCTTTCATTATGCACTCCTATATTTTCTAACCTTTCTTGCGATTGCTTTAGGTTGTTTACTAAACTGTTTTCCTGCTGCTTTATCTCTACGCTTCTTAGCTGTTGTTCTTGCGTACTCTGACGCAGATAAATTTTTTATTGCCTTCTCTGGCAAATAACGTTCTCCTGTCTCACTTGACTTCTTACCTGATCTAGTACGCCATTTTTGTTTTGACCACCTAGCCAATGATGTTTTAGCTTTACTACCACCCCTGTAGCCACCCCCTGCTTTCTTATAGGCTTTGACAGCTGCTTGGGCTTTTCGGCCACTCCATTGTCCAGCTGCTGTGCCATGAGACGCTTGAGCCTTAATCCTTGCTACAATGCGTTTCCATAATGCTGGTTTAGTTTTTGTTGCTGTATGTTTCATACTGGTTTTTGGTTATAAATAATTTCATTGGCCATAGCTTCGGACTGCTCACGACTATGTCCTTTAAGAATTTTATGTTCCACATAAGTCAACCATGCTTTAGCTTTACGTTCTTTCTCTTGTTTTTGGTCGTTTTTTAGAATTTGTTGACTGCGTAACTCTGCTTTTTCTAAACGAGTTAATGTTTGTTTTTTGCGTTTAATCGGTTTTTTACGATCAAGTTTTACAGCTGGCATTATCTCTGTCCTAGATAAACTTTTCTTTTCTTACCAGTTTTTGGATCAGTTATAATACGAGTGCCATAACGATCTCCACCCATTAAACTTACTTTTCTTTTTGGTTTAGCTTTATCAGGTTTTGGCCCAGCATCTCCAGGTGTGCCACCTTTAAAATCTTTCATAGAGGTTCTTTTCATTGCTCCTGATTTACGGTTTTGATTAGCTTTGATTACTTCATTAATACCATATAAAGCAGCTGATCCAGCTGTTACACCAGCAGCAACTTTTTTAACTGTACCTCTACTTTCTTTTTTAGGTTTATTTTTAGTTGTGGTTTTTTTGGCTGTAGTTTTAGTTGTGGTTTTTTTAGGTGTATCTTTTGCAGCAGAAACAACGGTTTTTTTACCTCTACGCTTACTGACTATTTTAGATTTTTCAGGTGCAGCTTTTTTACCTTTTTCTATAAACTTTCTTGCTTTATCAACATTTTGAGCAGCAAAATCTCTAAATGATTTATATGCTTTAGTGCCTACGGCTAACTCTGCAATATCTCTTGTGCCTTGCCTAGCCACAAGAAAATAAGTACCTGCTCTTCTGACAATTTTATAAACTATACCACCTGTTCCACCTAATAGCATACTTATTCTTTTTAAATTTTTAGCATATGCTTTCTTACCAGCTGCATCTTCTCTAGCTTTCTTTTTCTCGAACTCTAGTTGCATTCTAGTTTGAGATTTTTTATTTCTTGTTTGTACGGCCATGATTATCTCCTAAGATTTGATTATGCCTTTTTTTTCTTTTTTTTCAAGTTTTGATATCGAGCTAACAAACGTCTGCCTTTTGCTACAGCTGACGCTTTGTCTCCATTATGTCCCCAGGCTACCAAAGCAAGTTTTAATCGTGTAGGTCTTCCTTTCTCATCTTTAAGTGGCCCACGAGCTGAACCCATACGCACTAGAAAAGAGCCTTTTCTTCTCATTTTTTCAGGAGTATCGGCTGCACCTTTAACTGGAGCTTTTAGATTGCCACCTGTTTGTTTGTTGTAAGAAGCACGACCTTTGGCATTTAAACCACCTTTAGGATTCTTACCAGCTTTACGCTGCCAAGCTGGAGTTCCCATTAGTAACCGTATTTCTTTTTGCCAGGCTTAGGCTTTTTAGTCTTTGAAGGTTTTTTTCCCATCTTCCACCATCTGTTTTAACATTAATTTTTTCTTACGTTCTTGAATTTTCTTAGACTTAGCATCTAGTTTATTCAAAGTATCTTTATAATTATTTAACAATTTTTTATTTTCATCAAGTAAAGTTTTGGTTTTATAAGTGCCACTTGGTAATACCATATCTTCATCACCACGTTTTAATATACGTTCCAAGTTATCCACAGCTTTCTGCTTACCCTTAATCTCTTTTTGCAAAGGAGCTTTTTCTTTGGAAAGTTTACTGATCTGTTTAACTAATTGTCGTATTAAAGCATTCATAATTCGACTTTAGCAGAAAAAAATATTTTTTGAAAGACCGAACCTTGAGAGCAAATAATGTGTGAACGGTATGTCTCTTGTAACAGATGTAGCAATTTTCTAAGCCCCCTACTGCCCTGGAGGTAGATGCGTAATATTCATATAGAAAAGCCACTAGCTCAAATCAATATTGATATGGAAGTCTCCACTAACTAAATGCTGATGCTTCTCTGGTGCTTTGAATCCTGCCCTGTCTAGAATATCCTTACTTGCTTCCAACTGCACATACTCTGATTTCGCATCAGCTGATAACTTATATAACTTCGCTACTGCCTTTGCACTACTCAATCCTAATGTAGCCTGAATCTGTTGTGCCATATACTGTTGAACTTCAGGCTTCTTTAATAACTTGTATCCATTCACCTTTGCACTCGTTCCCTTATACCCTGCACCTCTTGAAGCCTCCTCGATAGAACAGCCCTCGGATACTAGAATATCTACGAGTTTCTTTGCTTTTGGGTTCATAGGTCGTGGTGCTTTCGGTAATCCTGCATTCATAGTGTATGTGTCCAAATAACCTCTCGAAATATATACATATCACAAGCTGTACTATACGTCAACCTACCGAGATACGCATAGCCTTTTGGACACATTCTCTATCGCTTTGCTACCATGCAGGAGCAACTTACCTCAACCCCACGAGGGTAGCCAATGTCATGAAAACATGGGTTCGGGGTGGGTTCCTTGTTGCGTTGTGTCTTGGACAACGCATCTACTTATGTGTACTAGGCATATTAATATATTCTAATATACTTTATAAATATATCTTATAAAAAAAAAAAAAAAAAACATTGCTATTTCTCTGGACAATA